GGAGCGGAACAGCCGTGCAACGCTGAAGAACTACACGCTGCGCACGCTGGACAACTTGACCAGCAAGGCTTTCCGAGACTCGCCAAAGCCCAACGACGACGTGCCACAAGAAGTCTTAGACCTCTTCGACGACATCGACGCAGAGGGTTCGGCCATTACCGTGTTTGCGCGTGCTTGGTTCAGGCTTGCAGTCGAACGCTCGTTTGCCTTTGTGCTCGTGGACTACAGCACCACCGCGCCAACCAAGGCAGCCGGAGCCGTCGCCAATCGCACCCTTGAAGACGACCGCAAAGAAGGCGTGCGGCCTTTCTGGCGACTGATCGACCCTCTGGACGTGATCCATATGCGTGTGGCCAAAATTGATGGGAAAGTGCGCTTTTCCGAAGTGCGCATTCGTGAGTGGGAAGTCGAGGCTGACGGCTTTGTAGACAAATACCTTGAGCGCATTCGCGTGCTAACTCCTGGGGCTTTCAAGCTGTGGGAAAAGCGGGTCTTGCGCAAGGGCACCAAGCCAAAGTGGGTGGAGATCGACAGCGGCAAGATGGACCTGCCCTACATTCCTTTGGTGTCGTTCTACACCTCGCGGACTGGCCTCGGTGAGGGCAAGCCGCCGCTGGAAGACCTTGCCTACTTGAACGTTGAGCACTTCCAGTCCTCAGCCGACCAGCGTTCTATTTTGACCGTCGCACGGTTCCCGATCCTTGCGGTCTCGGGCGCCGCGAATGTCGATCCAAACTCGAAGCCAGTCGTCATCGGTCCGAAGCAATGGCTTAGCGTCGCAGACCCCCAGGGCCGCATCTACTACGTGGAACACGAAGGCCACGCGATTGCGGCCGGTCGGACGGATCTCGAGGACATCGAGGACCAGATGGCAAGCTACGGCTCCGAGTTCCTGCGCAAGCGGCCCGGAGCGTCGTCGGCCACGGGTCGGGCCCTCGACAGCGCCGAGGCCATCAGTCCGCTGATGGCTTGGGGCATGGACTTCAAAGACGCGCTTGAGGTAGCTTTGCAGTTCACGGCTGATTGGCTCAAGATCGAAGACGGCGGAACCGTGGCCTACGAGATAAAGGCAGACATCACCGTCGGTGAGAGCAAGGAGCTCGACGTACTCGATAAGGCCCGTGCCCGCAAGGACCTCAGCCGCAAGACGTTCCTCAGCGAGCTCAAACGCCGCGACATACTCTCGACCGAGTTCGACGAGGAGAAGGACGCCAAAGAGATCGACGAAGAGCCGGTGGAAGAGATGCCCGGAATGCAGATGAGCGTCACAAGCTCAGGGGGCCTTCGCAAGAGGGGTACGGGCACTTCGACCGGAGGCACGCACAAGCCGGGGCCGGCCCGCACCGACCCGGAGCGTGAGCCCCCGGTAACGACGGCTTGACTTGCTCATGCGTCGCGTCATCCTCGTACCGTCCGCACGTGACGTGCGAGACTCAACAGGCGTGACGCCGAAGGAGCGACCATGGAGTTTGAATTTGGTAAAAACGGGACCGTCGACACCCTCGACACGGTTCCGGAACAGTTTCGCGGGTTGTACGCAGCCGGCGAGGGCGGCAAGTTTACCCTGAACCCGGCCAGTACTGGGATTGCCACGGCGATCGATGGGCTGAACAGCGCGCTGCGCAACGAGCGCAAGTCGACCGCAACCCTGCGTAGCCAGAAGGACATTTCGGCGTCGCTGAAAGAACACCTGGGCTTTGACACAATCGAAGACGCCAAAGCCAAGCTCGAAGAGCTGACCGCGGCTGTGGCGTCCAAGGCCAACATCGATCCGGCCAAGCTGAAGGCGGACATCGAGAAGGGCTTCATCGCCAAAGAAGATGGTTACAAGGCCGACAAAGCCAAGATGCAAGCGACGCTGGACAAGTACCTGGTCGAAAGCGCTGGTCTGTCCGCCTTAGCCGAGCTGAAGGGCAACTCCAAGCTGCTGATGCCGATCATCAAGGCGCAAGCAGTCGTCGTGGCTGATGGTGATGAATATGTGGTACGCGTCAAGGACGCTGCCGGCGACTACCGCGGCAATACCTCCGGCGGCTTCATGACCGTCGCCGACCTGGTGAAAGAGCTGAAAGCAAGCGCGGACTACGGCGTGGCCTTTGCGTCGGAAGCGCCGACGGGCGGCGGCAAGCCCAACGGTCAGCTGACGCGGCCCTCCCGTGAGACACAGCAGCGCCAGTCGAATGCCGGCGACGGCGTCAAGTCACCCAATCAGCTCATCGCCGACGGCCTTGCTGCCAAGCGCCGCGCCGGCGGCTAACTGCTGGCACCGGCGCGCGAGTGCCCGTGCTAAACGTATGGACACCGGGCGCTCAGGCGCCCGGTGTACCCAGCCCTCCGGAAGCGTGATGCAGACGGGGCCTCGGAGGTCGACAGGGCGTGACGCCCCGGCCAGCGAGAACTGACCCAACCGCAACACCCCAACCAGGAGAGAGCAGATGCCCTCGGTTACCCTTGCAGAGTCCGCAAAGCTGGCAAATGACGAACTCGTCGCCGGCGTGATTGCGAACGTCATCACCGTCAACCAGATGTACGAGCTGCTGCCTTTCGACGACATCGAGGGCAACTCGCTGGCCTACAACCGCGAGAACGTACTGGGCGACGTTCAGACCGTCACCGTCGGTGACACCATCACCGCCAAGGCCGCGGCCACCTTCACCAAGGTGAACTCCAACCTGACCACAATCGTCGGCGACGCCGAGGTCAACGGCCTGGTGCAGGCTACCCGCTCCGGCGAGACCGACCAGGAAGCGACACAGATTGCCTCGAAAGCCAAGTCGGCCGGTCGGTCCTATCAGACCCAGCTGATCACGGGCGACGGTACCGGCAACACCTTCTCGGGTCTGCTGGCTCTGTGTGACTCCACGCAGAAGGCCGCCACGGGCGCCAACGGCGGGGCGTTGAGCTTCGCGTTCCTTGACGAGCTGCTCGACCTGGTGACCGACAAAGACGGCCAGACCGACTACCTTGTCATGAATGCGCGGACCATCCGCTCGTACAAGGCCCTGGTGCGTGCGCTCGGCGGCGCGATGGCAGACGACGTCTATGAGATGCCCTCGGGCAACCGCGTGATCGCCTACTCCGGCGTGCCGATCTTCCGCAACGACTACCTGCCGATCAACCAGGCGAAGGGCACTGGCTCGAACCAGACCACGATCCTGGCCGGCACGCTGGACGACGGCTCGCGCACCCACGGCATTGCTGGCCTGACCGCTCGCGTGTCTGCAGGCATCGTGATCGAGGACGTCGGCATCCACCAGTCGAAAGACGAGCGGATCACCCGTGTCAAGTGGTACTGCGGTTTGGCGCTGTTCAGCCTGAAGGGCTTGGCGCTTGCCGACGGCATCACCAACTGATCGACGCCGCTCCCGTCGATGCTCGAGGAAAGCCCCACGGCCTTAGACCGTGGGGCTTTTTTCATCCGACGGTGGCTTCAACGCCACAACAGGCGTACCCTACATTTCGTAAACGCAACCGCTAGGAGCCACATGGCCATGCCCGAAACTAAGTTCATTGCCGTCGGCCCCCATGCGGGCAAGACGATCCTGCTTGCCCATTTCCAGTTTGTCGAGGGCGTCTATACCTTCGACGGCAGCGATGAGGACGCGGCCCGCGTCGGTCACACACTTGAGACCCAGTACTCGGCGTACCGCGAAGACCGGGCACCGGCGGCAGCTGAGCGCTACGAGGCCTTGGTCGCTGAGGCCGCGCTGACTGAGCCTGTGGTAACGGCCCACACCGTCGAGGTGTCTCAGAAGGAGCGCCTAATCGCACGGCGGTTCCTGGTCGAGAAGATGTCACCCGTTGCAGCGTACGGCGAGGGCGAAGCAGCGGACCGGGTCATGGCCACGATGGGGCAGCTCTGTGCGGAAGACGCGGAAGCGGCCGGCGAAGACTTGGAAACGTTCATGCGTCGCAACTTCGGACAGTCCGAAGAGGTCGAGGCCGAGCCCGTCCTCACCGAGCCCGTCCTCACCGCGGTCGTCGGCGTCGGCGACGAGGTGAAGGGCGAGGCAAAGGCGGCCGCGCTGACCACAGTGGCCGATGCGCTCAAAGCCCTCGACCCGGAGAACGAGACGCACTGGACTGCTCGTGGCGTTCCCTCCGTTGATGCCGTCTCGGCCCTGCTGGCACGCGGCGTGACCCGCAGTGAGATTGAAGCCGTGGCACCCGATCTGACCCGCACAGTCGCTCGCGCAAAGTGAGGAACAAGGCATGGCGTTTGTAGTCCAAGGAGACGTCCCGGTCACGTCGGCAAACGCCTATGTCGACGTCCCGTACTTCGTCTCGTACCACACGGATAGGGGGACTGACGTGTCTTCCCATTCAGAGGTCGACATGAAGTTCGCAATCGTGCGAGCCACTCAGTACCTCGACATGCGCTTCGAGTACGTCGGGGAGCGCGTCCTGAGCAACCAAGAGCTCGAGTGGCCCCGTCAGTTTGCCTACGACGATCGGGGCAACAGCGTGGCCGGTCTCCCAGTAGCAGTCAAGTGGGCTGTTTGCGAGTACGCCCTCCGGGCTCTGACCGCTGAGCTCATGGCCGATCCTGCTCAAGCTGATGACAGCGGGCGATCGGTCAAGGTTCGTGAGGCAGCCGTGGGACCGATTGTGGAGAAAATCGAATACGAGCGCGGAGCAATCTACTCCATGCCTGACTATCCAATTGCTGATCGCATGCTTGTTGCGCGGGGTCTGGTGTCGAGTGGCGCGGTCGGAGGCTCAAAGTCTGGCCTGATGGTCGGCACGCTGTCAAGGGGTTGAGCCATGACCGAGTACGCGTCTCCCGTGGCTCTGGCCGCGCGGCTCATCAAGAAGAAGGGCCGCAGTGGGGTGTCCGTCTATCGCCCAACGCCCAACGGAGTGTCTGATCCCAATCGCCCGTGGAAGCTCGACGTTTCAGTAACTGACCTGCTGCTTGCCTCGGGCTTGCACGCAGTGTTTCTGGATCAGCGTCAGATACGTGGTGACATGGGACAGCAGGCGCTTGACCTGTCCATGCGTTCGCTTGTCTACATGCCTGACTCGTTGATGCCAGGAGCTACCGCGGCGGGATACTTCATTCCCTCCGAACTACTTGGGCAAACTCTCGAGGTCGGAGACCTCGTAGTCACTGCGGGCCATCGGTACTACGTCCTACGCTGCGATCCGCTCCAACCTGGGGACGAGATTGTGCTCTACATTGCCCACTTGAAAGAATGACATGAATGCCCTTGAGCTCATTTTGCTGCTACTTATAGGACCCTGGTTCCTACTCGCAATTGCGGTGCTGATTGCTCTTTGCTTAAAGGATACTTGGCCATGACTCCGGAAGACGCTCGCGACTATATCCTGGATCGCTTCCGTGCTGTCTGGATTGCGGGCACTCCGGCCGTGAACTCAAACGTAGTCCCGGAGGTCGAATACCAAAACGTCGACCCAAAAGAGTCTTCACTCGCCGACGGGAACAAGGCCTGGGCCCGCATCACCGTTCGCCACGCGAGCGGCGAACAGCGCAGCCTCGGCGAGCCCGGCTCCCGTGTGTTTACCCGCCACGGCGTAGTGACTGTGCAGGTATTTGTGCCGAGCGGCAAGCAAGGGCTCGGTCTGGTCGACCGGCTCGGCAATGTGGCTTTGAGCGCGTTCGAGGGCGAAGAGACGTCTGCTGGTAACGTCTGGTTCCGCAACGCGGCATACCGTGAGGCAGGCGTAGACAACGCATGGTTCCAGTCAAACGTTACGGCCGAGTTTGAGTACGACACCGTGAAATGAAATCCTTCGGAGGTTAATGAGCAATGCCGATCATAGTTCCCAGCAACGGCACCGGGCTGTCAATCGCTGAGGAGGTGATCGGCACGCCCGGCACCCTCCCGGGCACGCCGGTGTGGATTCCCCTCGAACCGAACAGCTACTCCGAGTTTGGTGGCCAAACGTCGTTGACGCCACGCAAGCCGATCACAAGCTCGCGTCAGATCAAGAAGGGCGTCGTGACTGACCTCGACGCCGTCGGCGGCTTCTCGACCGACTTTGTGACTGAGTCCCTGTCACGTCTGTTCCAAGGCTTCTTCTTTGCCGACTGGCGATACAAAGCCAACCTGATCCCGAGCGCCGTGTCAGCTACGCAGTACACAGTGGCCTCCGGAGGTGCAGGCTTCCTGGTCAACTCGCTCCTGTTTGCCGACGGCTTTGCAGTCGCTGGCAACAACGGCCTGAAGCTCGTCACCGCCTCTACGGCCACGACCGTCTCGGTTGCCGGCTTGGCCGTCGAAGCCTCACCGGCCAACGACGTCATCACTCGCGTCGGGCATCAAGGCGCCCTGGCCGATCTGGCCCTGACCGTGGTGTCCGCGGTGCCTCAGCTGAACTCCACGGCTCT